GAAAGAGTAAGCGCTTGGGGCATATATCTGGTTGACGATGTTGCGTGGGTCATATTGCGATTGGTAGGACTTAGACATGTTCTCGCGGAAATCAGCCGCAGCACGATTGCGAGCAGTCCAGCCAATGCCAGCGAGGTTCCTGCGCGCTAAATCAGCCTGATCATGCGACTGGCCCCAGCCCCTAAGCTCGTCCCCCTCGGACCACATAAGCGCCGCAAGTGCGCTTTCCGGATCATTAAATAGACGACCCTTTGATGCGTCGCTCAACACATTAGAAGCACGATTTCGGGCTTCTTGGGAACCAGCAATTTGGTCACGAATTTGCGCCCAATCTGGAGAACCATTGTTAGCGCTAAGCCAAAAATTACGACCTTCTAAATCTGCGTTGCGTCCTAATTCAGCTTTGAATATCTCATTAAGCCTGCCCTCATTGCTTCCCGCCATGGCGTCACGGACTTGATTTGCCGAAGATTTGCCGCTCTGAAGAACTTCAGTCCAATAGTCATGGCCACCTTGATCCGCGTCTCTACCAAGAAAATTCTGATAAATATCTGCTATTTCTTGTCGGTAATCTCGCGCTGTAGGCTCACCACCCGTCGAGTAACGAGCGCGCCCGCCATCCGCCCGATAGGAACGCGCCACATCAACAGCCCCGCCATCGGCATGACAGTTCCACTTGCGTAACGACTTATTAATCCGGCTGTCCGGGTCGTTGGCAGTCTCAGAGCTAGTCAGCTTTGCCTTCATGCCCTTCATGCGGGCGCAGAAGCTGTCTTTGCGAGAGCCGCCTTCCGGCTGGGGACGCTTGATGTCGTGGCCAGCAGCGCGAAGAGACGCCCGGCCTTTCTCGTTCAACCCGCCTTCCGGGTTCTTACCTTCGGCGCGCTGCCAAGCCGGACTTTTAGCCATTTTACTTCTTCCCTTCCGAACCAGCCGGCGCGGCGGGAGACGGTGTCATAAGGTTGAACATGCGCTCTTTGCCACGCTCTCTAGCGTCGTGGCCGTGTTGTTCCCGCTGTTGTTCGCGCTGGGCAACAATGTCCTTGTCCTTGTGCATTTCGTCCTGACGAAGCTTGTCGGCATGGACCATCGCCGTCTGCTGAAGCTTCATGGCCTCTAGCTGAAGCTTGCCCTTGCGGTCTTCGGCATGGTTCTGGCTGTCAGTCACAGCCTTAAGCTGATCAGTCTTCAGCTTCTGGAGATTGGCTTCCGTAACCAAAGTCTTGGTCTGGTTGTCGACCTGATTGGCCTGAGCCTTGATCTGGACTTCCTGCTGTTTCGCCTGGGCCGTCATCATCTTGGCCTGAGCTTCCATCATCAGCGCCGGGTCAGGCTGTTGCTGCTGCGGAGGTGTCTGGTTCCAGAGGCTATCAATGTCCTCAATGTCGACCATCTCCAGAATGCGTCGGTCGACTTCCTGCATGTTGTAAAGCTGCGGGTTCTGGGCCGCGAGCTGCTTCAGAGCGATGGCCTTCTGAATGCGCAGGGTCTGGCTTGAGCAGTTCGGATCGGCCTTCGGGACAATATCATAGTTCTCCAGCGCCTCCTCCAGCAAAGCGGCGTCCTTCTGAAAGTTGGGATTTCTGTTACTACGCCAAAGGCTGTCCGGATCCCGGCGAAACAGTTCCTTCAACAACGCAAACTCCTTGCCCTGCGCCTGATGCATGCGCTTGTGAACGGCGTTCAGAACCTTTGTCGCCTGCTCGATCATGGCGATGGTCGAGCCAACCGGGACGTCCTGCCGGCCTTCGCCAACAGCCATCTCAGCCGTGCCGCCAACGCGCTGGCTGGTCTGCTCCACGTTCTGGATCATCTGCATGAAGCCAGCCGTGATGTCACGATACGGCAGAGGCAGGAAGGCCTCCTTCAGCGGAACGCCATCAACGTCTAGCGGCGCCACTTGTCCCGGTCCCACGCGGATTGTCGTGGTTTGCTGGCGTCCTGACGATCTAGCCATAACGCCGCCTGGGAAATTAGCCAGCATGCCATTATCAAGAGCAATTCGCCAAGCAGCAGTAAGAGCCCGCGAAGCGTTTCCAAGGATATGGAGCAAGCCAAGGTTGACGCCGGGAAATGCCGGGACAAACACATACTCAACGAAGACTTCTTTTCGTGTATAGGTTTCATCGCCCTCTTCCCACCAGCGGCGGATTTCGAGGACTTGGCGGCTATCCTTGTCGATCACCACCCGGTAGGGCAGCGGCAACCCGGTTTCTTCTCCGTCTTCTTTATGCTCAAAACCCTTAAGGTTTAATTCGCAGTAACACTCGTAAATCTCACGGTCGATCTCCCGATGTTCCATGAGGGTCTTCGGCTCAACGCCGGAGATATTGGCCAGTTCTACGTCAACGACGTTGCCCATGGCGAAGTTGGTTGAGGTAAGCGGGACGTCCCGCCAGATGCCGGCAAGCTGCATGCGCTTCACATCGGAAGGCTTCATCTTGGAGCGATGGGTGATACGGGCGGCAGCCTCAATGGCCACAGCGCCTTCGGACAGGATCAGATCCTTGCGGTCAATCGTCTCAGAGACAGGACGGCGCTTCAGAGGGTGATAGTAAACCTTCTTATACGCCTCGCCGCCATGGCCGAGCGAGAAGAACATGCGATCGGTGTCCGGGTAATATTCTGGGGCGCCCGACGTCAGGTAATGGTTCATGTCCGTCTCAAGGGCATTCGCGGCCATGTCCTGAAGAACGACCTGATCACCCTGATTGCTAACTTTCACTGGGCCATCAGCCGGTAGCATTTCGCCCCTGGCGTTCGCTTGGAAGCGCAGGACGGCCTCCAGCAACAGCGGATGCTTGACGACGCTGATGCCCTCGTCGTTAGGCTCAGACCGCGGCTCTTCCAGCTTGATGCCCAGAAGCTCAATACCCTTGACCACATCCTGAAGCCGCTGTTCTTGCCGAAGCCGATCGTCATTGATCAGGCGCAATAGCTCATCAGCAACGCCAGTCAGGACGCCCTCGCCACAGTGAAGCGCAAGGTTCTCGTCATGGTCATCAGCATCAGCGCTCATCTGCGGAGGCAGACCGCTGAAGTTCACTTGAACGCCACCGTCCGTCAGGTCGATCTGGATGACCTGTCCCGCGTCCTTCGGCTTGGTATCTACCGGCTGGGATATATCAACCTGCTCAGGCGCAGCTTGAGGCATTCCGGCGGTAGGGACCTGCCGCAGGTTCATCGGGGCGACGTTAGCCATGCTTAACTCTCTTGAATTGCGAGCCAGCCCAAGGGCGTCTCTTCTAAAGGCTTGCCGCCTTCATGCCATAGGATCTTGCCATCGGTCTTGACGCATCGGACCCAATAACTCTGATGCGAGTGAGGAAGCTTGATCTTAACAAGCCCCATATCGCCATCGTTCATTTCGCTTACATCCCGCAGTCGGGAGTGATCAATCGTCAATGGCATACTAAACCTCATACACAGGCCGCTTGCGGGGCTGGTATTCAGCCTCCTTCAGAGCCGAGTAGACAATGTCATCCGGGCGCCTGAGCAAGCCGCGGTCCTTCAGATACTTTATGGCCTGCGTCGAGCTATCGACCAAGTCGTCGTGCTTGCCCTTCGGGAACACCTCGAACTGGGTGATCACCTGATCAGACCACGCTCGATCCGGGGCATAGACCTGCCCACCGGCGAAAACGGCCTGAACCGCATAAGCCCTAGCCACCTTGTCGACCGAGCCCGGATTGATCTCCTGAACGCCCCAACTCTGGTTTCGGTTCAGACGCCTAATCTCTTGGGCTATCGACAGACCCGAAGCCTTGGCCTCGATCAGCAGCATGTCGACCTTGAACTGGTTGCATGTGTGGATGATCCACTCCACCAGCCCCCAGTCTTTCATGGCCCGGCGCCTAAAAGCTTCTTCCGTCTCTCCGGGCAGGCGGATTGTCTCCGGCCCGTGGATCGGGAGCTTCTTGGCCCAAGCATGCATCAACATGGCTGCCGGGATCGTGTCCCGGTCGTCCAGAACTTCCGAGCGATTGCCCTTGCTGTCCAGAATGGCCCTGGCCTTTTGGCCGCCTCTCTGCCAGATGCCCCAGACCGTTAGCGCTGAGAAGTCGTTCTCTTGCTTCTCACCGTATGCTGTATCAATCGAAGCAATAATATAATCCATAGCAGGGTAACTACCCCCACTATTGATGCCCTGAGCAGCAGCCTCTTCATCGTCCCAGAGGCCCCACCAATCCCGCTTGATGATGCCGCCGCCTCTTGGAGCAGGCGCTTGCATATACTGGCCAGCATAGGCGTATGGGCCCATGACCAGTTTGTCGCGCTCCAAGACCTCACGCGGGAAACGCTGCGGAAATAGAACCTCGCCAGCGAACTCACGAGGATCTTCAAAGCCAATCTCTGTCTCGCACTTGCGGGCGGGGTCAAACTCCGCCGGAAGCATCAAGTGGGTGTATCCCAGGTTCTTATCCAAGATGACGCCAGAAACATCGCCTTCATGGAGGCGCTGCATGATGACGACTATCGAGGACAGTTCCGGGTTATTCAGTCGGGTTGGGACAGCTTCTAGAAACCACTCAATCGTCGACGCTCGCATCTGGTCGGACGCGGCGCTCTCTACGGAGTGGGGATCATCAATAATAACGATATCACCACGAGAACCGGTAATAGAGCCAGCAGCGACCGCCTCACGGAACCCCAGACGGTCGTTTTCGAACTTCGTCTTGGCATTCTGGTCGCCCGTCAGCTTGACCCTGTCGCCCCACAGTTCCTGATACCATTCCGAGGTAATCAGACGCCGCATCTTGGTGCTGTCTCGGATGGCTAGGTTTTGGCTATGCGAGACGCACAGAAAGCGCAGGTGAGGCTGGTTTTGCGGGCCCCACAGCCATGCAGGCCAGAGGACGCTCACCAGCAAAGACTTCATATGGCCGGGCGGGATGTTGACCAGCAGACGGGTTATGTCCCCATCCGTTACCGCATTCAGATGCATTGCGATGGCGTCGATATGCCAGCCATGCACATAAGGATTGGATGGTTCGAGGACGGCCCAAGCTTGCTTGATGAACTCGCCAAGATCTTCCTCAGCCCTCCTCTTCTTCTCCCTCTTCCTCAGTTCCAGCTTCGCCGCCGCCATCTGAGCTAAGCTGATTAGCTGCGGTCTGGATAAACTCTCTAAGTTGATCATCGGCCATCGAACCAAAGTCTCCGGGGCGTCCGGTTTCCTTGCGGTCAATCATTAAGCCATGCAGCTTCGCCAAGCTGTCCGCAGCGCCTTTGGCCGCGTTATAGTTCCCGGCTTCCCGAGAGGCATGCAGCAAATCAGAGTAAACATTCGTCATGGTGTTTCTATCCACCACAAGGTCTGTCTCCGACTTACTCAGGAGTTCGTAGATCCTTCCAGCCACTCTCTCATTATTCCTCAGTCTGGTCGGGTTGGCGTGGTGGGGATTGTATCCCGTCC